TAACCATCCAACGTTTAGCAACTATACCAGCACTGCATTGCAGTAGATAGTTTAACGCTTTGTGCGGGCTATCGACCAGCACCCTTCGTCCGTCCAATGCCAAGAGGTAACCGTTAGCAGCCTTATTTGAAACCGCTCCCAATAAGTCGGAGAGTCCTTCGATAGCAGATACGAAAGCTTCTCTGATCTCGGATCCTTTTTTTCTTGCTTCCTTGGGTTGTAAAGAGTTATCATAACTCATACCTATTTTTTCGTTTCCTGCGCCATACAAGAAAGCATATGTAACTGTCTTAACTTGTCGGCGTGTGATTCCTATTTTATCAGCGTTAACTTGATGTATATCATCATTGAGTAATATGTCGGCATATCGACCTCCGTCATACCGTCCAAGATAGTGAGCGAGCATGCGGAGTTCAATTCCGCTTAAATCTGCACCTACCATAATCTTTCCGGGACTGGCTGTAAATAGTTCTCTAAATTCTTTATCCGCAGGCACTTGCGCGAGATTTGGTTTACGATGAGCACATCTAAATGTGTTCGTACTAACCGAGCAGTTATGGTGTATCCTGCCTTCACTCGTAACAAGCCTGTTCCATGCGTTCACGCCTTCGGATATCATTCCAAGCTTCTTCTTTATCGTCAAACATTTCGCACATGCTCTCGAGAAGGGAATATCTATCTCCGTCAATGTAATCTCGTCGATAATTGGTTTCCCAGTCGTCGTGATCTTGCTCAATTTGACTTTGAAATGAGTCGTGAGTATCCATGCTATGTGGTCTCGTGATGTTGGGTTGAACTCTTTGAGTCGTTGGAACTCTGCTCCGGCTTTATATCCTTGTGTAGAGTTATCTCGTTTAGGAGTGAACAACGCTCCTCCAACGACAGGGAATTGTCTCCGAAGTACTTGAGTAAGTTCTTCCATCTCTCTTCTGAGATGTGACTCAAGTTGCTGACTTTTCTGTTCGTCAAATGTCCATCCATGTATTTCTTGTTCTGTTAGTATTTCTGCGACGCGGTGTTCTAACCTGTCCGCGTCATGTAAGGGCGGAAGTGTTCGCATAATTTGGTGGTAACTTGTACATCTTGTACGCAATAATCTTGCATTTCTTGTGACCAATTAGTCCAGTCACTTGTCTTTCCAAATTCACCCTTGTATTCACCTAATCTGTAACCATACGCTTCTAAACTGTGACGTCCATACAACTGTAATGGCATTCTTGCTACGTTTCTTTTCTTGTCTATCTCCATCATGTTTGGATGATACATTCTAGATAAGACGAGAGTGTCAATAATTTCAGCCTCAGTTTTAAAATAAGGATAAAGTTTACGTATTACCGGGAGGTCATACCCAATGATATTATGCCCGGCTATAACATCAGCAGAGCTGAGCCAGTCCAGAGCTTCAGTAATTGGTTGTTGATCTCCTTCATTGTTGAATACAAAAGTTTCTTCTTTCTGATTATCATATATCGCAATGCAGTGTATGTTAGATACACCTCGTAATAGCCCGTTTGTTTCTATATCAAATACGAGCATTTGGCTTTGCGACATAGGTCTTGTCCCTAAACTTAGCTTTCTTTTTTGCTTGTTTACTGGGTGGGTTTGGTTTTTTCAGTTGTTCCAGTTCAGAAATCTGTACTGGGATTGAAAAGGGGGTCCGTAGTTTCATCGTATTTACATGTGTCTTTGTTGTACTTTAATTGACATGCAATTCCTACCTCTCCGGAGTAACGATTCTTTAATACACGTAGGATAGTCTGATCTACAGCTTCCGTTTGTTGGTTTCTTTCGAGTCCCCAAACTTCATCGGCAAGCTGAGATATTGCTGCGCTTCCTCTCAGTTGTCCTAAAGTTACACGTGCTCCTTCTTCGTGGTTCTTGTCTGTCTGTGTCCTACGTAGGTGTGACACCAAGAATAGTTTGATGCCTGTCTTTTCAACTAGACTACGTAGCTTAGTCATAGTATTGTCTATCATCTTTCTCTCGTCTCCATCTAATCCTGAGATCAGTATGGATAGGTGGTCGAGGAAGATTGTTTTTGCTTCGAGCGCGAGTGCCATAAATTCAATACGACTGTAAATAATATCAGGGTCAGCACTGCCGAAGTGGTCATAAAGGTAGAGATTCCAGTCTTTGAGCGTATAGTCATATGCTTCTTGTAATGTTTCTTTGGAATGTTCTCCAAGATGTAATGCTTTACCAGTAGCTACAGACATAAGTCCAAGAGCTGTTCTCCTATTTGACTCCTCCAGAGCAATGTATCCCACACGCTCGCCTAAGTTTAAAAAGTGAGTCGCCAACTGTCTTGTTAGCGTTGACTTACCCTGCCCTGTTCCTGCACTGATAACAGTGAGCTCTCCATATCTGCATCCATGAGTTAGTCTTTGCAAACCAGCAAAGGGATACTCGAAATCACATGGTGGGCTAGGGTTTGTTACTAATTCTAGTAGACTTTTACCATCTACTATTCCATCCGGCTGATACGGCGAAGCATTCCAGATAGCTTTCCTGATCGCTTCAGCATCATTATTTTGCAATGCGTCAGACGCATCCTTATACGGGTCTGGTAAATGAGCAATCTTAACTTTCCCAGACGGTAAGAGTGCAGCCACTGCCTCCGTCGCCATGTTACCCGGCTCGTCTTTATCGAAGAAAAGGATAACCTCTTCATAACCCTGAAAGAGCTGAAGTTGTTTTTGTATATCCTTTTTAGCCGACGCAGCTCCGTGAGGAAGCGAGACATGCGCCCAGTTCGGGTAAGCCTCCCAGCCCGATAGTGCATCCAGCTCGCCTTCGTAGACCATGATGCGTTTACCAGTAGAAGGTATAAGAGACTGACCAAACAAAGTATCAGTAGTGTTACCTTCATACTTAAATTCTTTTAATTTGGTTTTTGTTTTGAACCCTTGAAGTGTTTTGTCGCTGCTGTAATAAGGGAAGCGTAGAAGTTCTCCATCCCTGTAGACTTTGTAGTGTTGACAGGTTGCTTCACTGATCTTTCGCTTTGCGAGTCGTTGGGCTGTTCCTTTGAATTGTACATTGGTGGGCATGTGTTGATTGTGATTGTTTTGTATGTTTTTCTCGCCCGGTGTATAGGTTTGGCAGCTAAAACAATATGAATGACCGTCTTCATAGACAGCCTTTGCATCAGAAGAGCCACACATCTCGCATGGCTCATGTCTTAAAAATTCATTATCCATGTATCGTTCTCGTATCTAAAGTTGAATCACCTTCTCCATACATACCAATGGGAATGTAATTACAAGCCAAAGATTTTCTTATAACTTCGGTTGGTTCATATCCCTTATGGTGGTGATACAAGTAACTTGGAAAAAATATAATAAGTCCTTCTTCTAATGGAGCTGCAAAAGATCTGCAATTTGATAGTGTTGTCCTAAGTGGTTCTACAAAAAATCCCTCTGGCATTTTTGGATTGGCAAATTCTAATGCAGGATGTTCTTTTGAAACTTTATCAAAATAAAAAACTGAAGAGTAATACGAATTACAATGGTTATGTGACCCCATAGGCTTTCCTGTTGTATTCTCAGTTATCCATGAAGTAGTTATCGTATATTCCTGATTAGGAGTATGTAATATTTGAAGGTTTATATAAGCAGAAAATAATTTAATTAATTTTCTTTTTAAATCAGGAATTTTATCTAAAACATAAAAATCAAACTGTTCTATGCCTTTGTATTTTTTTAAAGGTTCACAAAACTCTGGACCTAATTTTACAACACCTATTGGTATAGTAAAAGCTGGTAATATTTCAATATTCATTTGAGCCAATCCACCGGTATGCAGTGCGCAGCACACCATTTGATGTCATATCTCTCACACCATTTTGCATAGGTTGTTTTGCTTTTTTTAGAAATTCTTTTGTATGGATCTTGAAATACCATACGTAGATCTATCGTTGGGTTATCTTTAATTACTTGTCTAATCTTGCGCCTAGATGGTGGGTCCCAATACCCTTTGACCTCTAGGATTACTCCTTTATCAGGTAGCACAAAGTCAGGAGTATATTGATGTTGAATGGTGTAAGGATA